ACATCAATACCAGTTTGCCATGCAGGACCATTGCCTTGTGACATGCCTCTCCATAAGTAATCATTGGTGTATGATAAGTTTCCTGTAAAATCAACTGCGAAAGTTGATGTCGATAGCATCAATAAAAATGCTGTAAATATGTTTTTCATATTATTCTCCTTCTACTAAAAATTTAGTATCTTCTATTAATTTGTCAAGTTCTTCTAGATTAACATTGTTTGCATCTAAAAGTTCAACGGTAAATGTGTCTTGGTCTTTGTTATGTGTTACCATGTGTGGAAACGAAACATTCAGGCCCTCTAGTTTGGTCATTGATTCTTCAAATTGTCTGTATTCATCTCTGCCTACTGTCACTTTCTTTTTGTGTGTTACTGGTAACATGTCTAAAATGTTCATCTACCTACATCTCCTAAATATTTTTGTTTACATTCTTCCCATGACATCGAAATGATATCATCATAGAATAATGTTTCTGTTAAATTTTGTCTTTCTGCGTTCATGAGGTTATTTATTCGTTTAGCCGCATACTTATCCTTCCACAATTGTGTAAGTGTTTCGACTGAACCATCGTTGTTGTTTCTGACTAATTTGTCTTCTTCTATCTCACCTCTTAGAAACTCTCTGGTGTTTTCATAGAAACAAGAATAGTAGATACCTCGTTGATGGTCTGACTTCTGTAAGTCTTTTGGTATCTTAAGTTGCGAGTACATGAACTGTCTCATACGATTTCTATGGTCTCTCTTAAGAGTCTGACCACTCTCTCTCTTTGCAACATACAACAAGAAGTATCTCTCATTGAAGTGGTGTTCGGCATAGTCTAACATCTTTCTTTCAGTGGCTTTGGTCATTTCATATGATAATGAACCTTGACTGTAACCCATTTTCTTCCAATGATTGAGTCTATCGTATTGTGATAACCCACCTGCCTTAGATTTACCATAGAGAGATGTTGTAGTCATACCGACTAGTTTATCTCCATAGTTTTCTTCCCATTGTTTCTGTATCACATCAGCAGTACATAACAATGCCATAAGTTTACCACCAGTGTAATTGAACCCTAGTGGTTGTGTTGGTAGAATACTTGAACCTATGGCGGTGTTGTTTAGTTTACCACTATTTGTCTTGTAGATTCTTTCCCAACCAATGTAGTTATCTCTAGGGGTCAAGTCAATGAAGTCACCTGTAATACAGATAACACCAAGATACTTCCCTGTTGGTTTGTCTTTGACTATGTAATGTAGATTTCTACCAATGTTAGATGAGTTCTTCTGGCTGTGTGTCATTGTTCTAAGACAATTCCATTTCTCTGTAAGAGAACCAGCAGATTGTTTATCTTTGTTACTATCGGTGTAGATTAACTCTGGCTCTAGTTTCTCAAAGTCTTCATACGAATTTGGAAACCATATGTTGTTCTTAGTCTCATTGATTAACTTAAGATGGTCTTCATTAACAAAGTTAGTCTCTTCACCAAACAATGTCGAAACTGTTTGTGTCGGATATTTCATATGTATCTCTTGATACTTCTGATATAAGGTGTATTCTGCTACACCCATTTTAGAGACAAATGATAAGTCTTTTATCAGTAGCTCTCTAAGTTCTTCTTTGTCAATGATATCTTTTTCAACCCTATTGGCCTGATAATCATCGAATTGTTTTTGTACGAATGGTTCCATTATATTCTAAAATCGTTAAATTTGGTAGAAGGTCTTGCTCTGTCGGCAACAGGTATACTGTCATCAATTAACATTTCACCATCTACAAGTTCTTCTTGTGCCTCTTGTTCGACATCATAGAGTTTCATTCTTGACCTATCGACACCAATAACAAATCTCTTAAAGATTGTTGGGTCATTGTATCTATTCTTCAACTGTTTCACTACGAGTTGGTCTAACTCTTCTAGTTCTTCAGATGTAATCAATGCAAACATTAAGTCGGCAGTTGCAGGTAACCCAAATGATTCTGAAGTATCTTCTAAGCCAACATCGGTAGAACCAAAACCACTTCTTGTGGTCTGAGTCGCACTCATGATAGGCACATCATATTCAACTGCAACACCTCTAAGTTCTTCTGCAATACTCTTAACTAATGTATAAGAGTTTGCACCAGCACCTGGTTTAATTCTCTGAGATGCACATATGTTTAGATAGTCAATGAATATGATATCTGGTCTAAAGTCTTTCTTGATTTCAAGTTCTTGTAATAGATGTCTGAAGTGACCTGCGTGAGCAGATGCAGTAGGATATTCTTTTACAATAAGTCTACCTTGAGTCTTTGATTTGAGTCTGCCAATCTTCTTGCCATACTCTTTCTTAGACATCTCTGGTAAATCTTGCATAGGAACATTCATGATGTTTGCATCAATTCTCTCTGCAATTCTTTCTTCTGACATCTCAAGTGTAATATAAAGAACACTCTTGTTCATCATCAAAGCACTTGCGGCCATGTGACACATGAAAAGGGACTTACCTACGCCTGTTCCTGCAAGGCAGATATTCAAGGTCTTATTCGGTAAGCCCCCTTTAGTAATCTTGTTGAAGTATTCTAAGTCAAACGGAAGTTTCTCTTCTTCTGTATTGTAGAACTCCCACCGTTCTTCTGCATCTTCTAATACATCATGACCAATGTGTTGGTCAAATGAAACTGATAATGCATCTTTTAATAGTTCTGGTATTTCACCAGTAGACCTCTGAGACTTTTGGTCGATGACTTCAATAGAGTCCATGACTGCAATATAGATTGCTCTATCTTTGCACCACTTCTCTGTCTCATCGACAAGCCAATCGAATGGCGTGTCTTCAACTGGCATTGAGCCCAACATCTCTTTGCAACCATCAATAATACCTTCTGAATTAGATGTATTATTGTCTAGATTTATGAGAAGTGCTTCAAGGGTTGGGCTCTTGATATACTTTTCGAAATAAGATTTTATCTCGGTGTATACCAACTGCTCAGATGAGTCTGCAAAATATTCAGGTTTTAGAAAAGGTATTACTTTTCTTGTATACTGTTCATTCTGAATCAGGTTCTTCAGGATTGTCTGTTCTATTCTCATTGCTACCATACTTAAAATAATTGTTTGCGACTTTTTCTAGTCTTTCCATTACATCTGTAGTGAAATACTTTTCGGGATTGTTGTTAATGGTTTTACCGAACTCGGTTTTGCCATTGGGTAACAACACCCTTGTGCTTGACTTCTGGAATACACCACTTGCAAGTGCCATATCTAATAGACCATAATATCTATCTAGACCTTTATCATATGTCAATCTGACATCGACCATTCTGTTCTCTACAGTAAGTCTTGACTTGGCATTTTTACAGTGAATGATGTTACCCACAACTTCAGTTCCTTCTTTCTCTTTTCTCTTAGAAAGATAGATGATTGAACTAGCGGCATACTTGAGACCACTACCCCCACCCATTTCTTTCTGAGGAAACATAGAACCAATCACATCATATGTGTGATTTGTGACTATCATCGGCACTCCTGCACGACCTAGTTTAAGAGTTAATACTCTAAATGCACCCTTTGTAATTTGGGCACGAGTCATGTCTTTAGTTTCTTTTCCGTCAGCAGTATCTTGTATCTCTTTGGTAGTTGATAACATACCAAGTGAGTCTAAACAGAACATCATAGGAGGTCTTTCGGCCTCTGGTGTTTCTAAGTACTTGTCGAGAATATTGATTGCCTGGTTTCTAAATTCTTGTACTGTTACCACAGGCACGATAACAATTCTGTCTGAATCAATTCCTCTATCTTCAATCATTGAACGACTGATTGCTGATTCTGATTCAAAATAGATAACAGCAGACTGAGGATTATCTTCGAGGAATTGTTTTACCATTCCCAATGCAAAGAAAGTTTTCCCTGTTGCTGATTCACCTGCGATTGCGGTGATTTTGTTTTTAGGAAGGCCGCCATATAATGACCCACTAAGCAAAGCGTTAAAAATGTAAGACCCACTATCTACAAATGAGTCTACATCGCCAGCGTTGATACCTTCAGACACTATGCCTGCGTATTCATTGCCAGATGCTTTGACTAAATCTTTAATAAAATTCATTTCACTTCTCCATAATATATTATTAATATACTAGTCTAGTATACTAAAAGATGTTCTATTTGTCTAGGGACTTTTGTAAAGATTCAATCTCTTGTTGTTCTTCTTGACAACTCTTGTAATTCTGTTGTGTCTTTAAGATTTCTAATATCATTTTAGATTGAGTTTCTAAATGAATTATGAAACCAAAGATTGTAGCAATCATGATTATGTAGAATACATCCATGACTTGGATTATCACAGGTCTAACTCTGATTGTGTTTCTAACACAACCTCACCCCTTTCTATAACTACTAATCTATTCGCCATATGTCCTTCTTGAGTCTCTTCTTTGTTGCCACCTGTATATGCGACTGCATGATTTTCATCAATCATTTGTTGGTTGATTGAGTATTCACTATTCCCTATGAATAGGTCACCCAAGATTCTTCCAAACTTTCCTTTGTCGTGTGATACTAGTTCAATTGACTCAGCGTTTTCTATAATAGTTTTAAGATGTTTCTTTGATGCTTTACCAAATTTCTTCTCTACTAAGTCTCTTGTACGGCTTTCAGGAGTATCAATACCTAACATTCTAACTCTCTGTTTCTTGTACACCATACCAAATCCTAAATCGACATCTACATCTACTGTATCTCCATCGACAACCTTTACTACATTTACTGCATATCGGTAATTATTCTGTTCTGCCATTGTTCTCTCCTGATTTATTTTCCCAATCTAGAATTGCTTTTCTGATTGAATCTTCTGCGAGTACGGAACAGTGTAGTTTGATAGGAGGTAATTCAAGCGCATCTGCAATCTCTTTATCTTTAATGAGTTTTGCTTCGTCAATCGTTTTCCCTTTAAGTAAGTCAACGAACATTGAACTAGATGCAATTGCTGAGCCACATCCATAGGTTTTAAATTTGACATCTGTAATCACTTTATCTTCATTAAGTTTAAGTTGTAGTCTCATGACATCTCCACATGCAGGTGCCCCAGCCATACCTGTTGCAACATTAGGATCCTTCGGGTCGAAACTTCCTACTGAATACTGTTCAGGTGCGTTTAACACTGCCTCGAATCTATCAACTACTTTTTTTGAGTACATTTTCTATTTGTTCTATTCGTTTAACTAAATCTTTATATCCATCAAACTCACAAAGACCAATTGACGGATGAGAATCTTCTTC